CCGGCCGCAGCCTCGAGGGGCTTGTCCCGAGTGTCCAATAGCGGGATCTCTTCCGCGGGCATCATCGTGTCGGGGTTCACCGGCCCCGCGATGGCCATGAGATTCGCGATCGGGATCGGCCCGCCCCGCGCAGTCATGATGAACCGCGGGACGGGACGTTCGTCATCCTCGGGCAATCCCAAGAGCGCCTGGCGCATCTCGCTAACAGAGGCGACGCCCTCGTCAACGTAGACCTTCCAAGCGTTGGCCTCGGTCAACCTGTCTTCCTTCACTGCGGCAAGACTAGTGTGAAACTCGACGGGGTATCCCCTATCGTCCTGTAAATAGCGGGTGAAGATCCCGTCCAGGTGCAATCCGAGCGGACGATCAGAAATTCTCTCTTGAATATCTATCTGCGTATCGCTAGTCGCGCGGTTCACATCCAGGGTTATGCCCAAATCCTGAGGCACTACTCCAAAGGCGGCGCAGCCAATGCGGAAGTTCCATAAAAATGCGTTCTCGTCAAACGGCTTCTTGTCGATGGCGGTGAACTTCTCGTCGGCCATCAGCCACTTGGCTCGCTGTTTCTTGGCCTGGTCGCCTTCGAGGTCTGCATCCCAGTCGGCCTCGCGCTCCCGAAGGGCCGCAGGGTCCGTGATGCTCGCCGAGGCGTTGACAATGCCACCGGGAATCGAGCCCTCGGTGAAGTAGTCCAGCAGACTCAGCCCCATGCGGATGTCGGTGTTCGCGGCCATCATCACGTTCTCGATGGGGGCCTTGCCGTATGCTGAATCCGGCTGGGGATTCAACGGCTCGTAGACGATGTCGTCTTCGGTGAACCACTCAAAGGGAAGCCCGTTCGCGTACTGGATGTACGCCGGCGCGGGGGCGTCGGGGATGCGGCCGTAGAAGTCCAGCATCGGCGCAATCGTCAGGCCAGAGACCACATTGAGTCCGATCACGCGGCCCAGCTCGTCCCGCCTTCGGTAGAGACATGCGGCATCATACCGGAACAGGTCTTCCAGGTATTGCGAGATGACCCACATGTAGGAATGCTTGCCATCCGGCCGCTGCATGATCTTCGTCGCCTCTTGGATCAAGAGGTCATTGTTCCCGGTCTCCCCGGGCATCGGGACGACCGACCACGTGAAGCTCTTATAGCTGTTGATCCGGTGTGCGATGCACATGGCCGCCACGGGCCAGTTGTACGTCAGCCCCGCCAGCAGGTCAAACGAGGACCGATCCGACCGTGGACGGACATTTATGTTGCGCCCGGTTCGGAAATCGTAGGCGCGTGGGGCCGTCCCGAGGGCCAGGTAGGGGTTGATGGGTCTTCCGGGGGAGAACGGCATGACCGGGCCGAGGCCCTGAGCGGCCATCGACTGCTCGGTGGCAATATCCGGCATGGCACCCTGGGTGACTAGGGGCAGGGCATCCTTGCGGACCCGGCCAAACTCGAAGGAGCCGATTCTCACTTAGATCACCTCAGGGGGTTGACACGGGTCTATTGCAGTTGACGGGGATCACGGATTGATCTCGCGAGGCTCGCCAGGGCCGGGGGCTTAGGCCCTCGCCCTATCCTGCCCACACAAGGCACACAGATCACCGCGGTAGAGGTGCTTGTTCAAATTCTGGGGTGACGGACACCGCACCAAGGCCCTTGGTCGCGCCAGACGCTCTCGGGCCTCTCGGGCCTCTTGGACAACCTCCAACGGCGTCTGGGCGAGTCTCTCCAGGGCCAACTGGTGGAACGCCTCCGCCTGGGCACTGACTGCGTGCAACAGGAGCCTCTTCAACGCCTGGCTCAACGCGTCCACCTGGTCATCGTGAGCGCCGTTGGGGAATGAGGCGCACTCCTCGATCAGCGACTCGACATTGAACAGGGCAACCCGTTCGGTGGGAAGGTGGACGTTACCCGACTCCACGAAGGGACTCACCGCTCGGGCTCGGCCCGTCTTGGAGTCCTTGCCGGGGTTGACCGGGATCAGCCCGCCGATCTCCTTCTTCAGGCTATCGATCACCGCCGGGCCGTTGGCCTTGTCCTCAACCAACTTGGCAGTGGTCTGCGGCCACTTTGCAGTCAGCGACTGCAAGGCCGTGATGGTCTCGGTGAAGGTCATCCGCGCCCTGACTTGATCCACCAGAAAGGCATCTGCCCCCCGGCGGAGCCAGACTTGCCCAACAACGTAGTCACTCGAAGACGTGTCTTTGAAAGTCATGTCCCACGACTGGACCAGCTCGCCGTCGGGAACAAGGCACGAGGTGCCTTCCCTGGTCCACGGCGGGATGTCGTACCGCTTCCACCACGTTCTCTGGAAGACGTCCCCCGCTTCCGGACTCGGCCGGCCCTGGTAGAGAGAAGTCCAGATCCTCGGAGCCGTCGCGGCCTTGGTCGCTTCCCATTGCTCTCGCGTCCGCCCACGGACCGAGATCATGAACTCCCCGGCCTTGCGCCCCAGGATGTCGGCCTCACCCTTCTCAATGTCATGGTCAGCCTGGGCGGGAATGTTGATCACCTTCCAGCGGTCGTGATTCTCAACCCCAGCCGCCTCATCCTCTGCCTGCTTGGCCAAGAGCCTCCCCGCCAAGTCCTGCTCATGCCACCGGGTCAGCACCACAACTACCGGAGCGTTGGGCGCCAGCCTTGGTCGGGCAACGGCCATCCACGTCTGCCATGCCTGCTCAGACAGCAGTTCTGAATCCGCTGCCCGGAAGTCCTTGACTGGATCGTCAATCACCAACAGGTCTACCGGCTTGCCCGTGATCGAGCCGTACAGACCAATCGCGTAAAGACCGCCCTGGGCCGGTAGCGCCAAACGCCAGTTCCCCACCGCTCGGCTGTCGGCCTGAATCCGCAGGCCCAGATCCGTCAAACCTTCGGTCCCGTCAAAGGTGGTGATGTCACCCCGGATCTGTCGGCTGAAGTGCCGCGCCATCTCTTCCCCATACGAGATCAGCACCACCCGGAGATTGGGGTTCCGGTACAGCATCCACAGGATCCCGTATCGACTTATCCGGGTGCTCTTGCCCTCCTGAGGAGGCATGCAAATGATCAGCCGCTCACACCGCCCTTCCGCGACCCCTACCAACTCCGCGTCAATCAGGTCCAGCGCGGGTGTCTGCCTCGTCTTCGGGTTCAGCGCCTTCGCCAACGCTCCCGGTGTGCGATAGATCCGCTTCGCAGGGGGATCAAGTAGGTCCGCAAGTACGGAGGTGCCACCACTCATGCTTGCAGACCACCTCCGAGTAGACGACGACCCAATCTAACGGCTGTTGGGGAAGGTGCCTCAAGAGTGCAACTGGCTGCTCCGCTATCCAGCGCACTTGATCTCACGAGTGCCGGGATTGCCGGGGATATACTTTTTGTCAGAGTGGCTTATTGCGAATCGGGCCTAAAGGCGAGTTTTTGGAGCTGTAAATTTCGGAGCGGTAAGGACGGATACGACGAGATCGATTAGGTAACTTTGGCCGAACCAGCCATCGGCGAGGCCCGAGACAGCCTCTGGAGTTCACGATAAGAGTTCTTATCGCCAGCCGGGTTGATCTCAATCGCTGTGAGTTACCTGTGCCCGTGAGTTACTTTATGCGCAGAGACTCATAATCTATGAGTGAGGACCCATCTCCCTGGAGTATCCCCACCCGGTATGCGTCTAATGGGTGGCGAGTCCTTGGCAGCCAGCCAGACTTTCTCGTCGCCCGGATCTCGTCTCTGTCTTATCTCGTCCCGATCCGCGATCGCCTCCGCCCTATCCGATCTCTCGCCCAGTGCCCTAGTGGCTCTCGCCTCTACCCGTGTGTCTCTGTCTCCTTGCCACCTGGGTCTCTCGTCTATGTCTGTCTAGATCATGCCCATGCGCGCACCGATCGCAGACCACCGAACTCGTGCCATGTAGTTCGCCACCACACTCGTGACACTCACCGCGCCAGTCTCCGACGCCGGGCTCGTTATCGGCCATCGTGATCCTTGTCTGGATCTAGTAGGTCGCCACCGCAGACCCGACACTTGCCCATCTGTTCTGGCCACCAATTCGCAGCCGGAGGGTCACTCTCCTTAGTACCCCATTATGCCAGGCACGGGCACGGCTCGTCAAGCGAGCTGCCGTCGCAAGTCCAACCCGAACTGAAGCCGCTTTGCGACGCCGGGACGGGACTTCCTTCCTTTTCTAGAACCTCGGCGATCTGGGGC